TAAAACAAAATCTGGATTAAATCTTAAACGATGGTTTAAAGAAGATTGGAAAGACGTTAAAACAGGTAAACCTTGTGGTCGTAAAAAAGGGGAAAAAAGAGGAACACCTTATTGCAGACCAAGTAAACGAGTTAGCTCTAAAACTCCTAAAACTAGATCAGAGATGACATCAGCAGAAAAAAGAAGTAGAATAAGTCAGAAGAATAGAATAGGACAACCAGCAGGTAAACCGAGAAGAGTTAAATCTCTTAGGAGAAAAAAGAAATGACAACATCTAGCTCTACAAATTTTGAACTTGACGTAGCTGAATATATAGAAGAAGCCTTTGAAAGATGTGGATTAGAAGTTCGCACTGGTTACGATCTTCAAACTGCTAAAAGATCACTCAACATTATGTTAGCTGAATGGGCTAACAGAGGTTTGAACCAATGGACAATAGAGCAAAGAACACAAGCATTAACTGCTGACGATTCAGATTATTCTTTAGGAACAGATGTTATTGATGTATTATCTGTTGTTGTTCGTAGAAGCACAACAGATTTTAGTATGAGCAGAATAAGTAGAGACACTTATTTAGCTATACCTAACAAAACAACTAATGGTAGACCAACACAGTTTTTTTTAGATAGACAAATAACACCTAACTTAAAGATTTGGCCCGCTCCAGAAAATAGTACAGATGTTATTTATTATGATGCTTTGACTAGAATGGAGGATGCAGATTCACCAACAAATACAATGGAAGTGCCTTTTAGGTTTTATCCTTGCTTAACGGCTGGTCTTGCTTATTACATATCTATGAAAAAAGCTCCTGATAGAATACAATTACTAAAGACAGTTTATGAAGAAGAGTTTGAAAGAGCTATGGGTGAAGATAGAGATAGGTCTAGTTTTACTGTAACACCACAACTTAACTATTATAAGGTGGGATAATGGGAGCTTTTGCATCTGGTAAACATGCCTTTGGACTATCAGATCGTTCTGGATTTAGATACAGAATTAAAGACATGCGTAAAGAATGGAATGGTTCTTTAGTTGGTAAAGATGAATATGAAGAAAAACATCCTCAATTAACTCCTTCCAGAGTTCCAACTGATCCAGAGGCTATAAGAAACGCTAGACCAGATAATGATGATGATTTATCTCCTTTTGTAGTTTATACTAATACTGGACTAGGTATAGTAGGTAGTAAAATGGAAACTTTTGAAGCTACTGCAAGTTTAGGTAGCGTAACAGTGAGTATTACATAATGAGCTTTACATACACAACATTAAAAACAGCAGTAAAAGATTATACTGAAAATTCAGAAACAACTTTTGTTAAACATTTTCCTGAATACATTAAATCAACAGAAGAAAGAATTTTAAAAACTGTGGATTTAGAGATTTTTCGTAAAAATGTTACAGGAACAACAACATCAGGTAATCAATTTTTAGCTGTTCCAGAAGATTATTTAGCTTCTTTTAGTTTATCAATTACAAATTCTAGCTCAAAAGAATTTTTGTTACAAAAAGATGTTAATTATCTTCAACAATATAATCCAAATTCAAGCACAACTGGAACTCCAAAATATTATGCTTTATTTGATTTTGAAAATTTTGTTTTAGCTCCAACTCCAGATGCTAATTATTCAGCCGAACTTCATTATTATTACAGACCAGTTAGTTTAACAGCTAGTACAACTGTTCTAACTTTAAGCAGTGTCTCTGGAACTTTTACAACTAGTGACACACTGACAGGAGGAACTAGTGGAGCTACATCAGATATAAATTCAATTGATGGCTCAACTCAATTCACAGTTATAATTCCAGCTATTGACTTTACTGTTGGAGAAACAGTAACAGGAAGTTCTAGTTCTGCTACTGGAGTTGTTGTTTCAACTTCTGTAGATACAACAAAAACATGGTTAAGTGAAAATGCTCCTAATGCAATGTTATATGGAACTTTAATAGAGGCTTATACTTTTATGAAGGGTGAGCCTGATGTTATGAAAATGTATAATGATAGATTTTTAGAAGCTATATCAAGGCTTAAAGACTATGCAGAAGCTCGTGAAAATTCTGATGCTTATCGTAGAGGTCTGCCAGAAAGAAAGAGAACATGAATGTAGCTATAATAGGTCTTGGATCAAGCTATTCAGATTTTATTGCAGCTCGTGTTGCATCTAAAAAATTTGATGAAATTTGGGGCATAAACTGCATTGGTGGTATTATTCATGTTGATAAAACATTTATGCTTGATCCTGTTTCAAGATTCTTAGATACAGAAAATGCTGGGTCTCAAACAGAAATAGCTAGAGAATTTTTAAAAAAAAATAAAAATCCTATATTTACATGTGAATTAGATAAAAGAGTTAAGAGCTTAGAACTTTATCCTTTAAAAGAAGTGTCAACAGATTTAGGAATTTGTTATTTTAACAACACAGTTGCATATGCTATGGCTTATGCAATATGGAAAAAAGTAAAAAAAATATTTTTGTATGGAATAGATTACACATATAAAAATGTCAATATAGCTGAGTCTGGAAGGGCGTGTTGTGAATTTTGGTGTGCTATCGCTATATCTAAAGGCATAAAATTAGAGATAGCTCAAAATTCAGGTTTATTAGATACAAATGTTCCTGATAATGAAAAACTATACGGTTATCATAGATTAAATGATCCATTAGTACAAACGGTAGATAAAGGAAGTTTATTAATAACCAAACAATCACAAATACCTCCTCCAGAGCCTGTAGAAAGTAATCCGATTATATTTGGGAGACACGATAATGTTTGATTTAGGTTTAACAGAAGTAGGTGCTGTAAATGTTGTGACATCTGATAACGGAGGTTTATCAAACGATCAAATAGCAGAAATGGCTGCAAACAAGATTGTATATGTTGCTGATTCAGCACCACCTGCAATTAAAGAACAAGCTCATGTATTTTCTGATAAAGTAAAAGATTTATTGAGATATTATGTTGACTTGGCAAGAAGAGAAGAAAGAGCTACAATAGTTCAAACTATAAAAGACGCTGGTCACCAAGATTTAGCAAACATAATAAGGAGATTATAAATGGCAATAACACAAGCAATGTGTAGTTCTTTTAAAAAAGAACTTTTAGAAGCAACTCACAATTTTGCAACTGGAGGCAATGCTTTTAAGTTAGCCCTTTTTGCAGAAGGAAGTGGTGGAAAATCAAGCTCAACGGCTACATTAGGTGCGACAACAACTGTTCTTGTTACAACTGGAGAAATAGCTTCAAGTGGTTCATACGTTACGGGTGGTGCTGCTTTAACAAAAGTTGGAGCAAGTTTAAGTGGAACAACAGGTATTACTGATTTTGCAGATTTAAGTTTTACAACAGCAACAATAACAGCTATGGGTGCATTAATATATAACAGCACAAACAGTAATAAAGCAGTAGCTGTATTAGATTTTTCAAGTAATAAAACATCAACATCTGGAACATTTACAGTTCAATTTCCAACTGCTGATGCAAGTAACGCTATTATAAGAATTGCTTAACCGAACAATTGTGAGGTAAATTATGGCTAATATAACTGGTTGGGGTCGAGGAACTTGGAATGAGTTAGCCTGGGATTCTCCTATTCCAGTTGTTGTTACAGGAGTTTCTGGAACTTCTGCTTTAGGAAATGAGTCTGTTACTGCTGGAGCTAATGTTGCTGTAACAGGTTTAGTCGCTACCAGTGCTTTAGGTAATGAAACTGTTGTAGGATCTGCTTTAGTATCACCTACTACAGTAGTGGCTACTGGAGGCACAGGTTCAGTTACTTTAGAGTCAAAGTATGCGTTTACGGGAGTCGCTGGAACTAGTGCGTTAGGTAATGAAACTGTTACCGCTAACGCTGATGTTGGTGTTACTGGTGTAGAAATATCAACAACTTCTATAGGAACAGTAACATTAGAATCAAAGTATTTAGTAACAGGCTTGTCAGCGACAGCAAATTTAGGTAAAGTGTTGGTATATGGAATAATTGGTCCTAATCAAATACCAAATTGGACTGAAGTTTCTATAGACAAAAATACATGGAGTGCAACATCTCCAGACCAAGAGCCTGATTGGGCTGAGATTGCAGCATAGGAGAATAAATGGCTAGTTCATTTTCAACAAATTTAGGTGTAGAAGTTATGGCTTCTGGCGAAAAATCAGGAGCTTGGGGTGATATTACTAATTTAAATTTAAATATTCTTGATAGAGTTGTATCTTATGGAGAATTGACTGCAAGCGATACAACTACAGATTTAACTATAAGATTAGGCTCTCCGACTTCTGGCTCAAGTAACGTACAAACAGGCATGTATTCTGTTATCTTATTAAAAGATAGTGGAAGCGATTTAGGAGGTAATAATACAGTTACTATTGCTCCAAACACATCATCAAAATTTTTTATTATAAAAAACGGTCTTTCAGGCTCAAGAAGTGCTATAATAAAACAAGGAACAGGAAACACAGTCACAATAAGTAATGGTAGTTCAGACTTAGTTTTTTGTGATGGAGCAGGGTCTGGTGCTGCTGTAACAAGCGTTGCAGCTTCTTTAGATTTAAATAACAATACAGCTATAGCAGGAACGGCTACGGCTTTAAGCATTGCTTTAGGCTAATTAAAAGGAGAAAAATATGGCAAACGCAGCAACAATATCAATTCAGGCTACTATGTTGCCAGATGAGATAGCAAAAACATTTTCAGGAAGCATGATAGTTTCTCCTGATGACGCAAACGATAAATGGTATTACAAATTAACAGAAATTACGACAACTTCTGCTGATTTAATTGCAGGATCTTATCTTGATTATACAGCCGTAGATCAAGACACTGCACCAACAGCGGTAGCAACTGGAGACAAAGTTAAATTTTTATTTGTTCAAAATCAATCAACAACAGACGGTATAATGCTTTCCATAGATGCTGGAACAGCAGTAAACAGTTTAGCTGATGGTATTTTTATAGGTCCATCGCAAACATGGTTTGCAAGACTTCCAAATGTAACAGTTGCCGACCTTCATGCAATTTCTTCTGATATTGGTGATGTTGGAGATGCTTCAGCGAATGCAGTTGTTATTGCTTTACTTGACGATGTAGGTTAAGGGGAATAGGGAATGGCTAATACTTTTAAAAACGAGGTGTTTGATGGATCTAATACCACTGCATCTACAGATATGGCAGTTTATACAGCTCCAACTAGTACGACAACAGTTGTTATTGGCTTAACCCTAGCAAATATATCTACTAGTCAAATTACAGTTGACGTTAAATTAAATGCTGGAACTATGGTATTTCTTGCTAAAGGAATACCAATACCTGCATCAAGTAGTTTTGAATATATGGCTGGTAATAAAATAGTTTTAGAATCAGGTCATAGTTTGATTGTTAAATCTGCAACTGCAAATAGTTTAGACACAGTAGCGAGTATAATGGAGATAACATAATATGGCATACATAGGAAACGATGTACCTGCTAACTTCCAATCTCTACCGTCAGTAGTAAGATTCAACGGCACAGGTTCAGAAAACCAATTTGCTTTAGGTAGAACAATATCAAACGTACAATCTATAATTGTATCAGTAGATGGT